ACCTTTTTTTGTGAGACTTCAAGATATCTTTTGTCTCATTCTTTTTTATTTTTGTATTCGCTAATAGAAATGATTTTGTTATTGTCTTTGATATGCTTATAAAATCTAATTGATTCTGGGTGAATTTCACTAACCACAATTTTCCCTTGTATCCCTATGTCGCTTACTTCGAGGTTTAAAGTTTCATCGCCAATGCTTCCTAAAATTTGAATTTTATCTTTGCTTGATATTTTTTTAGAAATCAAATTCAAAATTCTTTTCAGTATTTTTATCATAGTCATACCTCTTGTAACTATACCAATTTTATCCCTCACCTTCACATATCTTATATTTTGTTAAACTCACTCTAAATCTCAAACCCTTACTAAGCATGGGTTTTAAAGAGTTTCATTTTTTCAGTTTATGCTTAACTCATTATGTGAAAGTAATATCTAAGAAAATTAAATGACAAAGTTCCGTAAAGCATCATCAAGCTCTGCTTGTTCTATCCCTATGTATCTCAGGGTAATTGCAGGTGATGAGTGATTGAACATTTTCTGTAATGTCCCTACGTCCTTTGTCTTGTTGTAATATTTATAGCCGAATGTTTTGCGCATTGTATGTGTGCCAACATTATCAATGCCAAGTTCTTCAGCTGCTTCATGTATGATTTGATAGGCTCGCTCACGAGTGATTGCTTTATTCTGACCTTGCCTACTCTTGAATAAGAAATGATGAAATGGTTTGCCCTCGACATATCTCCTCATTTCTTTTTTGAGTTCTTTTGTCATCCGTCTTGTTATCTGCTTGCCAGTCTTCCGTTCTCTCAGCTTGATGTGCCATCCCTGGACATCTTTAACTTTCAAGGTAAGTATATCTCCGACTCGCAAACCAGTATTCAGACCTGTGATGAATAGCATATAATACATCTCATTCCACTCTCTGAGATAATCTTTCATTGCCTGAATGTCGTCATTATCTTTTATCGGTGATACAAATTCCATATTCTACCTCCTTTCCCAAAACAAAAAGCCAGCATTTGCTGACTCTTGACGATACTTCTGTTGGACAACTTTTCTGACTAGAATTAAGGATGACTCCTAAAGTGTGATGTGTGTTTTTGTTTCAGAAGTTCATGCTATCATAATAAACCTTTTTTTGTGAGACTTCAAGATGTCTTTTGTCTCATGTTTATTTATAGCTCACCTTTCAAAATAGCGTACTGCTCTAGGATAATCCTTCTACGTCGATAGATTGTAGCTTTGCTCATGAATTTCTGTTCTGCTATTTCTTCCCATCTCAGTTGAGGATATCTCCAGCGCAGATTAAAGATTTCCTTATCCTCATCAACTAGATTGATCAGGAGTTTGTTAATAATCCCTTTGAACCCTTCGAGAAATTTTAAGGTTGGATCATCCGCTATTCTGATTGCGATAGTTTCGGTAGGTTTGCTTATTCCTACGCTGGGACCACTCTGAGCATCTGGGTTTCGAATTTCTAATTCTAGTCTTCTCAAATCTATTGTCCGTTGAATGTTTTGAAATTTGAAAAGTTCTCTGTCTAACGTTTTGAGGTCTTCGTCGCTCAATTTCTTCAAATTCTACCTCCGAATTTTTAAAATAATTAAATAAGCTATCGAACATTTGAGAAAAAGCCTTACTGATGTCAGAAACTATCTGCTTAATCATTCTAGATAAAACTTCAATTTCTTCCTGACTTAACTTTCTAAGCTTATTTTCTAATTCTATTTGTTTCTTCTGAACAAGTTGTTTAGCTTTCTTCTTTTTAATCCTTCTATTCATCTTGCTCTCCATTTCCTGGTATTAGCTTTTATGAATGCAACCTGCTCTTGCATCTGCTTCCATTCATAATCCATGATGATTTCAAGTTGATTGTTACAAAGACCTTTTAAGAAATCATTTTGAGCTTCTAGTTTCTCGATATCCTTATAGGCCCTTTCATACAGTTCATCTTCCAGAAATCTAATGCGTTCTGCCATTGCTTCCTGAATGATGATGTAAGTTGGTTTCTTGTACTTTGTCATTACAATCTTACCTTATCTCCAACTTTCTCCTACAATTCTTCCAACTCAAAATATTCTGTCAGCTCACTCTTCAATTCCTCTAGAGTTTCACATCGTTCAATTAAATCAGACACATCGTATTGTGTATCCACTTTTTTCAGAGTGTTTTCTGCTACTGCATCTGCCACCCATTTTGGATGTGTACCAGGGCGAGAAAATTGATCTTGTGGCAATAGCTCAAGCAATGCTTCATATCGTTCTTCTAGTGAAGTCAAGGCACCAAGCGTATCAATAAATGCAGTATCTGATTTTCTGTTTTTAAAAATTTCTGGGTAATTTTGTTCTGCAATTTCTGCATAGATGGCAGACCATTCTTCGTCTGAAAAATGTGATTTTTCAACTAGTGCACCGTATTCGATTTCTTTTCCATTGATTTTAGTTTTGTAATTCATAGTGTGACCTCATTTCCAATTTCTGTATTATTGTATTTATCTTCACTCACCACAAACACGTTACCATTGACCGTGATAGTGAATAGATTTCCGATTTTTCGTTTTTCTGTAACCTTGCCAGTTATCTGTGCCTTGCTATCAGCGTGATAAACTAGCAAGGGTTTATCTAGCTGACTGCGTTGCATAAATAGTAGGCAAGTTGTTAGTAAGGCATAGCCAATTAAGAAGCGTTTCATGTGTCAACCTCCTTGACTCTCATAAATTTCGGCATTTCACCGTGATATTCTTCAAGAAGAAAATATTTTCTGCAGCACTCAGCGTAGTCATAGGTTTTATTAACCTTTAATTTTTGCTTGAGTGTTTTCTTAAATTTCTTCGGACATACAGCAAATGAAACTTTATCATCGACAACTATCCAGGCTATAAAATATCTATACGAATAATTATAGTGTTTTCGTTTTTGTCTAAGATTCATCACTCCACCTCCTCAAAATAACTATAAAATTTACTTAGGTTCACAATAGCGACCTCTTCAACGGAATGTTTTTCGATATCAAAGTCTGGATCATTTTTCCCAAACTCTTTCTTTATGGCTTTTTCAGCAAGCGAAGGTAAAGCGAATATACTTGCTCCGTTTTTTAAGGCGAATGGATTTCCATGTTGATTCACTATTCGATACCCTATATCAAACGGTCTGATTTCCCTTGGGACTTTTATGCATTTACTTTGATTCTTCATTCCTTCTTCAAGCGTTTGTGTCATCCCTCAACCTCCTCAATCTCAATTCCTGGGCAATCGAATACCCAGCCGAAGTGGGCTTCTTCTAGTTCTTTACGGGTGTGTTTTGTTTTATAAAGTGAGTTATCTTCCCGATCTGAGAAAAGCCATTTTTTCGAATGTTTTTCGCGGTTTAAAGTTTCGTGATTTCCACAAATCCCTTTCACCTTTACCACATACCGCTTCTCTTCCTCTACCCTGTAACCGTCAAACCAAGCTAGCGCAAATGTTCTTTGGTTATCCTCATTTTCTAACCACTTATTAACCCCAGGACCTCCATACGTCATACCACCAGATAAAGAGTAAACAGATTTTGCTACCTCAATCCAATCAGCTACAAACTGCGGAATCACTGGTTTATTCAATTCTTGCCGAATCTTATCAGCATCTTTCAATTGATTATCAACCCATGCTCCCTCAAGTTTGCCTTGCTCGTAGCCACTACGGTATTTCATTGAACCGTAGTCGTCACCTAATTCTTTAAGAATGCCGTTAAGCCATCTGGTTTGAGTTGTTGGATCGAACCCTCTGATTCGACCAACAACATCCTTTAATTTGAACGGCAACGGTTCTGGTTCGTCCAAAGACCGTAAGTCTTTCAAAACTAAATCAACCGAGGTCATTTTTTTCTTGCTAGCTTTAAATTTTTCATATCGTTCAATTAGTCCCTGTATGTTCATTCTCAAATTCCTCATTTTCTTCAAAGTCTTCAACAAAAAAATAATTGACATTCTTAGGATTGACGGACAAATTTCTAATCCTCATCAAATTCCCATTTTTGGCTTTCTTCGTTTTCCATTTTTTGGTACCCTCTACGGGTCACACCAATAGCTTTAGCAACATCCTCTTGTGTATCGCCTGTTTGTTGTCTTAATTGTTTCAGTCTGTTCATCCTTCACAACTCCCTAAAACGGCAATCCATCATCTGGAATATCCATCGGATCACTAGCTCCGAAAGTTGGTGGCATCTGATTTTCCATACTCGAATGGTCCGCAGTCTTATCTCGCTTTTCCAAAAGCTGAAAGCTCTCAGCTACAACTTCCGTCACATAGACACGTTGACCTTGCTGATTATCATAGCTACGAGTCTGGATGCGACCTGTGATTCCTACCAGGTTCCCTTTTTTGCACCAGTTTGCGAAATTTTCAGCCTGCTGGCGCCACATGATGCAACTGATAAAATCAGCTTCACGATCACCTGCCTGATTCTTAAAATTGCGATTCACTGCCAAACTGAATGTCGCAACTGCAACATTTGATGGTGTGTATCGCAACTCAGGGTCACGAGTCAAGCGACCTACCAAAACAACATTATTGATCATCTTTCTTTTTCTTTCCTGTCACACATTCCACGACTGAGTAACCAATAAATAAGCACAGAAAAGTTATGCAAAATTCTTTAATAAGTTCAATCATTTTCTTCTCCTTCTTCATTTTCTAAAACGGCATCCTGTATAAAAGTATTGCCAATTTCATAGTATTTGTATTCCTTAGCTGTCACTTCAAAACTTTCTTCAACTTGCTTATTTCCTGCATACCCTGAAACGACTAGAATATATCTTCTTTTGGTTCTGGTTGGCACCAGTACCGAACTTTTTCCAGACACCACTGGTATGAATGTTGTGTGAGGTTCGTCAATGTACTTGTCTACAACCGTCCCACTCGAAATCTGGTGACATGCTACGAGGAAGGATGCAAATAAAACAACACATAGGATTTTTAAATATCTCACTCCTTGACCTCCAAAAGCTCAGGATTTTCGTAGACGTTGCCTTGAAGATATACGTCACAGTTTTCAATACAGTCGAATAGATTATCCCAGACCTCTTTTTCTGTGCGTATATCTAACAACCTAAACATACCGTTATCAAAGATAACTTTTGCTCTACCGCTATCTTCAAATTCATCCCAATAGGTCCAAAGGATAACATCTCCTTCAAAAATTTCCTTGTCAAAATCGTCTTTGAGACCTGTTGATTGCATGAGATCGTAGCTTTTCATTTCCTCTTTTGTTACACTGCCGTTTTTGTAAGTTGCCATGATAGCTTGCTTGTCCAAGAGTAGTGCATTAACTTGTACCATTTCTTTAAACTCTTTATCCCATGCTCTGTATCTTTGTATCATCACAAATCCTCTTCTTTCACAAACACTCCGTCAATCATCTTACCTTTGCGGTCCTTGATGACTTCATAAGCTTCTTCTAAACAATTTTCAGCTGTAGTGCCATTGCAAAATGAAACCGTACTAACCACGCTATCAAGAAACATCAAATCTGCTTTGATTAACGGAATTTGTGTTTCATTGTGGCAGATATGAGCATATAGCTTCTGAGCGATATTGCCCAAACTGGAAACCATCAACAATAATTCAAGTTCCTGTTGATTGGCTGAAATCTGAGCACCGTTCTTTATTTGTTGCTCAAGTCCAATCAAAACCACCTGAATGTCACCAAGCGCATCGTAAATCAGTTCAGATTTATCCTTTGCAATGCCTTCAAACAATTCTCCTGACTCTTCCATCAGCTTTAAGAATTGCTTTACAGGATTCGCTTCATGTAGATTTCTTTCAACAAACCACTGCTGAACCTTTTCTTCCAAATTCATTTTCGTATTCATCTTATTTTTCCTCTCTTTTCTTCGTAATCAAGTAGTATCAATCAGCTGCTCCGTAGTCAATCCTGATATTGTCTCCACTCATGCTTTTCCGAAATCGTGGATGGTTGATAGCTGAGTAACTAGCTTGATGTTTCTTTAATTCATTGATTGCGCTATGTATGTGGCCAAAACTCCCAATGAGTATCTTGCGGTGACCGTTGTAAATGAAATAGAGTTCAATCATCTTTACTAAACTCCTTGTAAATTTTTTTGAATATTTCTGACACCAATTTTTCAGGTATATTAGATCTCTCATTGTATGATTTTGAGAAGTTTTTCCACTCGATATCCTGCTTGATAATTTTATTTTTAAGATTAAGTTCAATATTGCTTCCAAAATTCGTCCGTTTTTGTAAAGGATAATCATAATTATTGTATCTAGCTAGGTTTTTGTAGGGAATTCTGAATCCAATAATGTCTTCAATGTAAGGCCACAGTCTGTCAGCTGCTGGATTCTCAATAACCCAAAATTGTGGTCTATATCTTTTTATGATTTCTATTGTGTTGAAAGCTGTTAGCTC